CTGGCACATTCGTTGCCGCAGATGCGACTACCGCAACAACCACAACTGGCGACGTTCGCGGTACCTACGCGGTTCCCGATGCAGCAGATGGCTCCAAGCGGCTGACGCTTTGGGTATTCGTCTTTGACGATGATACTCAGACCGGCCTCTATGGCGTAACACAAGCCTAATGATTGGGGCGGCCTACGGGTCGCCCTAGTTACATGGAGATTGTAATGCGGGCGAAGAAAGATTTTCAGTTCAAGGCTAAGCATAAGAGCCCGAAAGGTGGCTTAAATGAAGCTGGCCGGAAGGCGTACAATGCAGCCACTGGATCGAACTTAAAGCGCCCGCAGCCTGAAGGCGGATCTCGTCGTGACAGCTTCTGCGCCCGAATGACCGGCATGAAGAAGAAGATGACATCTGCCGAGACCGCAAACGATCCGAATAGCCGGATCAACAAATCACTCAGAGCGTGGAATTGCTGATATGCGTGGAAAAAAAAATTTCATTGCCGAGGCTATAAAAAAACCCGGCGCACTTCGTAAGGCGCTTGGCGCTAAAGCTGGCAAGCCAATCCCTGCAGGGAAGCTGGAGGCAGCTGCTAAAGCGCCCGGTAAAATGGGCCAGCGCGCCCGCTTCGCTATGACTCTTAAAGGAATGAAATAATGCGCCCCATAACTGTAACGACATCTGACGCATCAGCTGGCACAAAAAACTCAACGTCGGTCATCATGGATTATTTTGGCAACCCGAACGTGTCTCTTCAGGTCGTAGTTACGGGTACGGTCAATTGGACTGTGCAGCAGACACTGGACAATCCAAATGCTGAAGGCGTGACACCTACATGGTTTAACCACCCAGACGCAAACATGGTCGCGCAGACTGTTGGGCGCCAAGGTAACTATGCCTATATTCCGGTGGCAGTACGCCTCCAGCAAACTTCCGGTAGCGGATCTGCAGCACTGACAGTCGTTCAGGCTGGTCTGAACCAGTAATGTCAACGGGCCTGTACAGCGGCGTATCTGGGCTGGCCCTTGGCACCGGCCTGTACAAGAACGTGTCGGGCCTGTGGGGCGGTGCCAGCGGCTTGGACGCGGGCTTTGGCGGAGGCAGCCCATTTGGCGGCGCGTCGCTGTATCTAGACTTCTTGGCCGGTGCGCCGCTTGACCCCCGCATTACGTTCTCACGCGGCAGCAATGCCACGCTGGTGGATAGCACGGGCAAGATCACTTACGCTCCGGCGAATTTGCTGCTTTATTCACAAGGGTTTGACGACGCAAATTGGACTAAATTAAACGGCACTACAACGGCAGCAAATACAACTGTTGCACCTGACGGCACAACTACCGCCGACACAATTATTGAAGCTGCAACAACAAACATTTTTGGTGTTCGCCAATCTGCATCTTTGCCTGCGGGGTCTACGGCATTTTCGGTTTATGTTAAGCCAAATGGCCGAAATTGGGTCCAATTAAATTGCGCCGCTGGCGGCTCTGGGTCTGCCTTTTTTAATATCAGCACCGGCGCTGTTGGAACCACATCCGGTGCAACCGCATCTATCTCCGCAGCAGCAAACGGCTTTTACCGCTGCACTATTGTGGTGACAGCTACTGCCGGCGCAAACACATTTGACCTTCGCCTTGCAAGCGCAGACGGCGTATTAACTTACGCCGGCAACGGTACGTCTGGCGTATTTGCATGGGGCGCACAACTCGAACCAGTAACCTACCAGACCACACCCGGCACGTACAACCCCACAACGTCAGCGGCATATTACGGCCCGCGCTTTGATTACGACCCTGTAACGCTTGCGGCAAAGGGCTTGCTGATCGAAGAGCAGCGGACGAATTTGGTCACTTATAGTGAGCAGTTTGATAACGCGGCTTGGACAAAAACGGGTTCTACCATCTCGGCAAACGCAACAACTGCACCTGATGGCACGTTGACGGCAGATAAGCTGCAAGTTGCAAACACGACAAGTTCACAAAAAAACGTCGGCCAGACTGTCGGTGCTATATCTACCACTTACGCTGACACGGTGTACGCGAAGGCGTCGGAACTTAGCTGGCTTGTCATCAACCAGTATGACGGCTCTGACCGTCGGACATGGTTCAACCTTTCGAATGGCACTGTAGGCACGACTGCTGCTGGCACTACTGCCACGATTGAAGCCTTATCAAATGGCTGGTATCGCTGCCGCGCTGTCAGGGCTATGGGGACGGGTTCAATCCAGCTAGTGCTTAACGTAGCCGATGCGGACAACAGCGCAGTTTTTGTAGGCACAGTCGGCCAAGGCATCTTCCTCTGGGGGGCGCAGCGGGAAGCGGGAGCATTCGCCACCAGCTACATCCCCACAGTTGCCAGCCAAGTAACGCGCAGCGCAGACGTTGCGACGATGACAGGCACGAACTATTCGTCTTGGTATAACCCAAGTGAGGGTACGCTAGTTGCTGAGTTCACATTCCTACCGCGAACGCTTTCGGGAACAGCCGTGATTGCTTACAACGGTAGCGCCAACGGGCGCTGGAGTTATTTCTCAAGTGCTTCAGCGCGTATGTTTGACGGAACAAATACGGCTATAGCGGGAAGCACTTCTATCCCCAATGCAATAAATAAAACCGCGTCCGCATTGTCGTCTGCTGGAATGGCTATTTCACTTAATGGAGCGGCACCCGGAACCTCGGCCTATGTAGGCACATTTGGTTCGCAGGATGCACTCAATATAGGCAGCCAAAGTGGGGCGGCCTCCATCAACGGCCACATCCGCCAAATTGCGTACTACAACACGCGGCTTCCAGACGCCACGTTGCAGGCACTCACAGCATGACCGACCTATATCTAAAAACCCTGACCGAAGGCGACATGGACGCAGCTTTGCTTGAGGCTGGCGTCATTGACGACGAGGGCAACCCAGTAAACGATTTCTTGGTTGACCAGATCGGGCCATTCACCCGCGACGACGTGGATTATCCCGACTGGCACACCAACTTGCGTGGTAGCTTCGACGAGGATCAGTTGGCTTTGCTGACGCCATTGACCGTTGAACCAACAATACCGTATAGAGTATGGGCTTAAACAGGAGTTTATTATGATCCTTCGTAGATACACAAACGCAAATGGTGACCAGCAGGAAGTTATTCTCTCAAAGGAAGATTGGGAGAAGGTGACTGAAGAGTCGCTGGAAATGATGCTTGGCTTTAAGAAGGCTCCTGCACCAAAGGCTGAGCCTGCCGCTGAAGAAGCGCCTGTTGCTGAGAAGGCCACAGCTAAGAGTAAGAAGTAATGCGTGGACGCAAAGAGTCGCGTGTGAATGAGGCCGGGAACTACACGAAGCCCGGCCTCCGCAAGCGCCTGTTTGAAAGTATCAAGGCCCGCGAGACTCAAGGCACCAAGGCAGGACAATGGTCAGCCCGGAAGAGTCAGCTTTTGGCTAAATCATATAAGGAAAAAGGCGGCGGGTATCGTGACTAAGGTGTGCACAATGTGCGGCATTTCCAAGTCGCTTGATGACTTTCGGTCACGCGGAGGTTCTCAAAAACACCTTTTAAAGAGCAGGTGCAATACATGCCTTTATCTTGAACATCGCAAGTGGTGTGAAAATAATCCAGAGCGAGTTCAGGATTACCGAGATAGAGATAGCTGGACATTAGTCAAACGATGCAGTCGTAGGGGCATAACTCCTGAGCAGTTGGTTGATTGTTATGAACGTCAGGAAAGATGCTGCGCTATTTGCAAAGATGAAATATCTTTGATTGATAGTGCAATTGACCATAATCATCATACTGGAGAATTTCGCGGCGTCCTTTGCCGTCAATGCAATCGGGCTCTTGGGATGTTCAGGGATAGCGCAAAAATTCTTTTATCGGCTGTAGATTATCTTAAGGATATGGGCAGCTATGGAGACGAGTGTTATGCCGATTAGAAAATCTCAGCAATCCCTCAAGGACTGGACCGAGCAGAAGTGGACTACCAAGTCTGGTAAGCCGTCCAGCAAGACGGGTGAACGGTATCTTCCAAAGGATGCCATTAAATCGCTGACGCCGGCTGAATATGCTGCTACAAGCAAAGCCAAGCGCGAAGGAAAGAAGGCTGGAAAGCAGTTTGTAGCCCAGCCTAAATCTATCGCGAAGAAGACGGCGAGGTTTAGATGACGACTAGCGGCACTTACGATTTCGGTCAGACCGAACAGATTGACATCATCACTGAAGCGTTCGAGCGCGTCGGTCGTAATCCTGCGTCTCTGGCATCGAACGACATCGATAGCGCACGCCGGTCTATCAATTATCTCTTCTCCGATTGGTCAAATAATGGGCCCAATCTGTGGGCTGTCGATCTCCAGTACATCGATCTGCTTCCGGGCGTCCTGTATTATGATCTTGAGCCGCGCACGGTTTACATCCTGCAGATGTACACGCGCACCATGTCAGGCGCTCTGGCAACCGACCTTATGATGTCGCCGATCAGCCGCGCTGAATACGACGCAATCCCGAACAAGGCGCAGCTTGGCCAGCGCCCGTTCCAGTTTTATTTCGAGCGCACGATCACGCCGCGCATTTATATCTGGCAAGCTCCGCAGCTTGCTGGCACGCGCCTCTATTATCATCGCATGAAAATCCAAGAGGATGCTGGCGCATTCACTGACAGCATGGACGCGCCAAACCGATGGATGGAAGCTATTGCTTCTGGCCTCGCCGCGAAACTGGCCGTGAAATTTGCGCCTGATCGCCTTCAATACCTTCAGGGTCTTGCTGATGGCGCATATAACCGCGCTGCTGCAGAAGACCGTGAGCGCGTTCCTTTGCGCCTCACTATAGATATGCAGGGGTATTAAATGCAGTACGCATTCGGGCGCGGCAGAAAACAACGGAAACAGCCGAAGTTTGACGCAAAAAATCCTAGAGGTATCGCCATATGCGATGGGTGCGGATTCCTTGTTCAGCACTCGCATCTGCGTGAGAAGAAAGACTATCGTGGCGGCTCGGTCCCAGTTGGGCTTAGCCTTTACGTTTGCGCTTCTTGCGATGACGTTCCCCAGCCATATTACAGCCGCTTGCTCCTGCGGCCTGATCCCGTGCCGCTGAGAAATCCGCGTCCGGATTACAATCCAAGCTATTTCGTTCTCGATGAGAATGGTATACAGCGGATTGTAACGCAGGACGATCAGCCGATTATTCAGGAGAGCTAAGTGTCTGACATTAAAATCTCTCAGATGGAGCCTTGGGTCGGCGCTGTCACTGGCAACGTCGAATTCCCAGCTGTCTTTGCGAACGAAAACTATCGAATCGCCCTCAGCCAGCTGACGCCTTCGACGTTTGGCTTCGGCAATATGGCGCTTCAGAACTCGAACGCTGTCAACATCACTGGCGGCAACGTCGCTGTCACGGCACTGTCTGGCGCGATCACGGTTGCTAATGGCGGTACAGGTCTGGGAACGACGCCGACCAACGGACAGCTGCTCATCGGCACTGGCTCTGGCTATGCGCTTGCCAACCTGACTGCTGGCTCCGGCATCAGCATTACGAACTCTTCCGGCGGCATCACTATCTCTGCCAGCGGCTCCGGCTTCGGCACTGTCACCTCTGTGGACGTAAGCGGCGGCGCGACCGGCCTGATCTTCTCCGGCGGCCCAGTAACGACAACAGGCGTCATCACGATGTCCGGAACTCTGGGCGTGTCG